ACTCTCTCACATTTATTATGAATTTCGTACATTCATACCAGAAGTTTGCCATACGTTCAAACGATGTTGTCTTCCAATCTTCCTCAAGTATCGTCTGCTTTGCCCATTCTCCAGCCGATCCTGATGTCGATAGTGCTTTAAGTATTGAGGCTTCAATAGTATCTTCCTTTACTATATCCATGTTACCATAATATTCCTCAATTTTATCTGCAAACCACATAATAGTTTCTGTGTCAGTATCCCTCTTCCCTGTTCCTAGTCGCTTAATTATTGCCTTCACATGCATTTCATCTGATTGGTCTGCTGGTAAGTAATATTTGCAATAATCAACCATATAGTCAGGCAATTTTATAAAATCCTCAAGTTTGAACATCTCATCATTCTTCACTCTATTTCTGTCTGGCTGATTTGCTAAAATTGATATTGCTTTAACCTTCTCATTAGTCATACCCCTGTTTTTCCAATAGCTGTCTATATTATTTGGTTCATATAAATTATATATTTCACTCCATTTTTTGTTGTAAGTTCCCATAATCTGCTTATTGAAACTCTTAATGAATATTTTATTTATATTTTCGTATATTTGATCTTCATCATGTAATGTCAATATTCCATATATCACACTCATCACTGATTTTATAAATTCGAGTTTGTCCCATTCATATATTTTTACAGTTGGTTTTACTATTATATCGATTATCATGGACACTTTCAACATCACATACACACAGTGGTAATATACAATTACCCCCAACAACTTTATTTTTGTCTGAAACCCTATTGTTAAAAAGACAACAATTGCTATTAATATTGCTATCTGAACCACACTTTTCAGATTATTGATATGCTCATTGTATTTGTTTGTTTCATTATATATTGTTAACATGTATGGTTGTTCCATAATCATTAACATTGCACAATCCAAGTCCATCATCTTAATATTATTGTTCCTATATTGATAATTAATGATATGAATCTGTTTATGTTCTTTGGTATTATGTCATACAATGTCATCCATGTGATGGATATTATTAACCCTGTTGTTGTTGTTGATAGTGTTATATTCTCAATACATTCATCATATTTAAAATCTCCTAGTGCCATTTTTGCAATCAGGTATACAACATATAGGCCTATATTCACATATGTTTTCGTTATTAAGGATGTTATAACGATAAATACCATTTTTATCAGTTTGATGTTTATTATTTTCCTTTTAATTATTTTTTCATATTGGGAATTCATTGTGCTAGCAACTTCATCATAATGACTCTTCTCTAGCCTTATCGCACATGTTTGGG